TGCGTATCGCCGGTGCCGGTAAGCAGATCGGCCTGACAGAGCCCCAGGTGCTGGGGCTGGCCGCCGCGCTGTCCTCGGTCGGCATACAGGCCCAGGCGGGCGGCTCTTCCATGTCCAAGGCCCTGATCAACATGGAGGTTGCAGCCCAGAGCGGAGGTCAGGCCCTGAAGGACTTTGCCATGGTCAGCGGCCTGTCGGAGCAGGAATTTGTCCGGCAGTGGAAGGAAGACCCCGTTCAGGTGTTCCAGAAGATCATCGAGGGCCTGGGCAAGCTGGATGACGAAGGCGCGTCCGCCGTCAAGACCCTGAACGACATAGGCATCAGTGAAATCAGGCTTAGAGACACACTGCTCCGTGCCACAAACGCCAGCGAGCTGTTTGCGCGGGCGCAGAAGATGGCGACACAGGCGTGGGAGGAGAACACGGCGCTGGAAACCATGGCGTCCAAGCGATACGCCACCCTTCAGAGCCGGTTGACGAATCTGAAGAACAAGGCTGTGCTCTTCGCGCAGACCCTGGGCGATGATCTCCGCTCTACCATTGAGCGCGTCATGGACAGCATCAGTGGATTCATCGACAAACTGGAGAACATGGATCAATCCCAGCGCATGGGTATTCTCCGCTTCGCCGCCTTCGTTGCCGCTGCCGGTCCGGTCATCCTGATCTTTGGTCGGCTGGCCACGGGCATCGGGAAGGTGACCGGTGTGCTGGGCACGTTCTGTACCGCTGTTGGCAAAGCCGGGGGCGGGTTCTCCGGGCTGTTTTCCGTAATCTCAAAGTCGCCCGCCGTGTGGCTCGCCGTCGCAGCGGCGGTGGCCTACGGGACCTTTAAGCTGCTGGACTGGGTCACCGGCGCGAAGAAGGCGCGGGAAGCGACGCAGGCGCTCATCGACAAGGCGAAGGAGTGGAAGGACACCGCCGCTGAAACCTTCTACGGAAAAAGCGGTGCTGGGCTTTCCTTCTTCGGCATGTCGGAGGACGACTTCAAGAACGACAATACCGCCAAGAGCGCCCGAGCTTGGATGACTGGCCTCATCGACGTGTGGACAGACGGCAAGGGTGAGACGAACGAAATCGTCAGGGAGTGGACGGACTCCTGGAAGGCCCTGACGGAGTCCACCCGCACCGAACTTCAAACGCTGCAGGCATCGGCGAAGGATGCCGGGTACACCGGGGTCGCCGACCAGATCCAGGCGGACATCGACAACCTGGACAGCATGGACTGGGAGATCTCTGCCCTGCTGAAGAAGCGGCAGAACGGATATCTCACCGACGATGAGAAGATCCGCCTGCAGGAGCTCATCGATGACCGGGAAGCCATCATCATCAAGTACAAGCTGCAGCCGGACAGTGAGACCGAGGGCTTTGAAACAATTCTCGATAAGGTGGAAGCCGAGGTCGCCCGCGCCCAGGCCCGCGGCCAGCAGGACGCCGACGTGTCCGTCTACCAGAACGCCATGGTCGCCGCCGCGCAGGGCATGGCCACGCTGAACAGCGAGATCGACGCCCAGTATGACAGCGAGTATGCCCTGATCCAGCTCATGGAGGATGGCGCGGAAAAGGAAGCGGCACTGGCAGACCTGAACACCAGCTACAATGAGCGGAGGCTGGCTGCTGCCCGCGAATACGCACAGACGCTGGCGCAGCTGGTCAATCCCGTGTGGAACGACGAGGGCATGCGGCAGACCGGGGATACGCTCTCCGATCTCGCCGCCAAGCTCACAGCGTATGATGCCGCGGTCAAGACCTACGGCGCAAACTCCTATGAGGCTGCCACCGCGCTGGATGCTGTGAAGGCAGCGGCGACTGGGCTTAATGAGAGCAGCCTCACGGAATACGCCGCCGTGCTCACGCAGATCTCTGAGCTGCTCACCAGCGGTATGAGCATGGACGAGGTGCAGGCGTTGTTCCCGGACATCGACGTTAGCACAGCCCTGGAGCAGCTGGCGTCCATCCAGCAGTTTACCAGCCAGTATTCCTCCTCCTTGGAAGGGCTGGCGTCCATGTTCGGCGAGGGGCTCTCCGAGGAAGTGCTGAAGATCGCTACCGAGCTGGATATGACCGGCGCTCAGGCTAACTGGGATGAGTTCGCCGCCAACCCCGGCGCGATTACCACGGATGCCATCATCGCAGGCATACAGGAGCAGGAGAACGCCGCGCGGCAGCAGATCCTGGTGGATGCCGTGGTGGACAAGCTCATCACCACTGACGCCGATACCGGGGTAACTTCCCTGACTGTTGAGGGCATCATCGGCTATGTCACGCAGTACGCCGAGGCGACCACCGGCGCGGATGTGTCCGGGCTGACGCCCGACAACGTGACAGCGATGGTCGCCGCCTATCAGGAGATGGCTGAGGGTGTGGACATGTCCATGCTCAAGCCGGATGAAATCGTCGCGTACATCAACAAGTACCTGGAGGACAACGAGGTCGATACCACGGGCCTGACGCCGGGGGCTGTTACGGCGTTCGTCCTGGCTTATCAGGAGATCGAGGGCGGCGCACTCACCACAGCGCTGACCCCGGACGATGTCACCGCGATGGTCGTGAAATACCTGGAGGCCGAGGGTGTAGATGTATCCGCGCTGACGCCGGATCAGATCGAAGCCCTGGTGAACAAGTTCTCCGAGGCGACCGGCTGTGACAAGTCTGCGCTGGCACAATCCTTGACTGGGTACATCTCTACCTATGACGACAGCGCCGCAACGGTGCCGACGCCCAACTGCAAGCTGTCCATCTCCGGATATGATCTTTCTGCACTGAACAAGGTGCTGGAGAAGAATCCCATCAAGGTGGACGGCATCCTGCGGCTTGGTGAGAAGTACGATAATCCGGAGGATGTTCTCTCCGAGGAAAACGCGCACTTTTATTATAACGGCGAGGAGGTTCCTGTCAACCTTGTCCCGGCTGAAAAGCTGACTGCAGAGACCATTATCGCCTATGATACCGATGGCACGCTGCACGTCATCATCACGCCGGAGGTGGGCTCTCAGGAGGCCATAGAGGAAAACCAACAGACCTACGAAAGCACGCCCTTGGACAACACACCCTTCCGGTGGCTGTCCACCAGCGTGCATGACAGTGTGACGGACATCAATGAAGCAGCCGCTGCGCTGGGCGAGTTCAAGGCTCAGATGGACGCGCTGAGCGAATCCGGCGTGGACACCGCCATGAACGGAATGGATCAGGCGTTCCGTAATCAGCAGTCCGATGTGGTCGGGATGATCGACGATCTGGTCAATCGCCAGGAAGACCTGGAGACGGTTTCCAATCTCGCCCTCAACCTGTGGCAGGCCCTGTCCAGCGGGAATCTGGACGATGCGACGGCTGCTGAGTATGCCGCACAGCTCCAGGAAATCCTCGACCTGGTCAATGCCGCCGATCAGTACATTGGCGTAGGCAACGAACTGAGCTCCTCCATTGCGCAGGGCATGCAGGAATATGGCTGGGAGGGCGATGCCACGACACTGGCAAGCAGCCTGCAGACTGCCATTTCTGCTGTCATGCCGCAGGTGGGCAACGATGCCAGTGCCGGTGTGGGACAGGGCATGGCAGAGTACGACTTCTCCGGGGACGCCTCTACCGCTGCCGACAACCTGGAAGGCGCGTATCGTGGCTCCCTGGACAGCCAGTCCCCGGCTCAGCGCATGGTGCCTCTGGGCAACGATGTCTCTGCCGGTGTCGGTCAGGGTATGACGCAGTACAGTTTTGCGGGTGATAGCAACACAGCAGCGTACAACCTGGTCAGTGCGCTCTCGACGGCGCTGGTTGCCCAAGCCACTGCCGCAGCCAACAGCGCAAGGGGCATCGGCACGGCCATCACCAGCGGCATCGCCGCCGGTATCCGCTCCGGCCAGTCTGCCGTCATCCAGGCAGCGGTCACGGCGGTGCGATCTGCGCTAACTGCGGCGAAAGCGGCGCTGGAGATACGCTCGCCTTCCGGCGTGTTCCGGGAGGAAGTCGGCCTCATGGCCATGAAGGGCATGGGCGAAGGCTTCCTCGAAGGGCAGCAGGAACAGGCGAAGATCATCCGCAATGCGGCACGCTTCCTTACCGAAGAGGCGCAGGGCGGCATTGTCGCCGGAAATACGCACAACGACAACAGGCAGACAGTCCACCAGCAGAGCAGCGTGAACCTGACCGGGAACAGCTTTTACATAAGGAGCGATCAGGACATCCACGACCTGGCTGTGGAGATCGCCACGCTGACCCGGACGCAGCAGCGCGGGCGCGGACTGCGAATGGCATAACTCCCAAAATTGTCTCTCCCCGCCTGTGCGTGACACCCTTGCCATTTGGCATCACGAGGCGGGGAAAGTGAATTATATAAACGAATGAAGTCCTTCGATGGTTTTATTATAACGGGTCTTTATGAATCGGGTATGAACAATCTCTGGAGATGGGGTGACTTTTTTGAATGATTGGTTTGAGTGGAACGGGATGCGCTGTACGGTGTATGGAATCCATGTTTCCGAACAGCCGCCTGTCACTATACCGAAGGAGCGATCCAAGCAGACCAGCATCCCCGGTAGGCCGGGAAGTCTGACGACGCTGGATGGCGACGATGTGTACGACGACCTGACGCTGACTGCCACCTGCTGGATCAGCGATCCCGCGCAAATCCCCGCCATCGCTGGGTGGCTGAAGCGCAGCGGAACGGTGACGTTTGCCAATCGTCCGGGTGGCTTTTACCATGCTCGCGTCAGCAATCAGATCCCGTTTGAGAAGATTCTCCGGGGCAACCCACATCGCTCCTTCGCCGTCAACTTCCGTTGCTCACCGCCGTTCTGGTATGTGAGCAACCCCGATGAGGTGACGATCACCACGAGCAGCTATGTGTTGGTGAATCCCGGCAGTGTCTTTTCAGAGCCCATCATCCACGTTTACGGCAGTGGTGATATGACGCTCATCGTGAACGGCAGCTTTGTGGAACTGGAGGGCGTCGAGGACAGCATTACACTGAACAGCGTCATCCAGGAAGCATATCAGGGGGAATCACTGCTGAATGAGAAGATGGATGGTGAGTATCCCATGCTGAAGCCGGGTAATAATCTGATCAGCTGGACGGGAGATATAAGCAGGCTGGTTATTGCTCCGAACTGGCGATATTTGTAATGAAAAGGCTCTTTCGCCGCATCCCGGTTTGTGCTACACTGGTTGCAGGAACAGATTAGTAACTCGGGATTTATGGGAGTAAGCCATGAAAAAAAGCAGAATAAAGGTGCTCATCTGCACCGTATCCGTTTTTCTTCTTTTGATCGTTATCGCGGCTGTTTATTTTTTTCAATTCAACGCAGTTGGATACCGAATGACGGTTCCTTACAGATCAGCATTTGAAGAAATCGATGATAACATTTATATCAACAGGAGTTTTTCAGGAAGCATAGAAGAAGCGAATATGCTGATCGACAATGCGAAAGAGCGCGTCAAAGGATTCTTCGGCGATCTGTGCTGTTTGGAGGAAACGGTCATTATCATCTGTGACGATGACTTTCTTCTTTCAAAGCTCGGCGGAGATCACGATACGAGGACTAGTTATTTCCCTGTAAAAAAGCACTATATCTCCGTATCGGACGAGTATTTCAACGTCGATATACTGGCGCATGAACTGACTCATGCCGAATTGCATACCCGACTTTCCGTATCCGCGCAGAAGAAAATCCCGACATGGTTTGATGAGGGGATCGCGTTGCAGAATGATTACCGTGAGCAATACAGCTTTGAAACGTGGATCGAACAGACCGATAACGGCAGTCATACCGTCGCTCTCGAGGATATGGACGAGGCGTCGGAGTTTTATGCGGGTACCGTGGAAAACAGACGTTTTCGCTATCTGAACGCAAAACACGAGGTCAGCAAATGGTTGGAAACGCATAAGCGTCAAGGCCTGATGGAGTTGATCGACAAGCTGAATAACGGAGAAGCCTTCTTAAATGTCTATAACGGGTAAAATCCAGTTTATTGATGTGAACACAACGACCTTGCGTCACCAAACGGTGGCGCTTTTCTTTTGCTCATAAGGAGGTGAACGCGAATGCTCTGTGTCTACAGTCCTGACTGCACCGACTTCTCCGGAAATGGGCTGGGCACCATCTCCCCATCTTCTGCGCTGGTCAAGGAGACCCTGAACGGTGAGTATGAGCTGGAGATCATTCATCCGCTGGATGAAACTGGCAAGTGGCAGCGTCTCGTGGAAGGGTACATCGTGCGAGCGCCGGTTCCGGCGGCCATGACACCCCAGGTCAAGCTCGCACCGCAGACCTCCACCAGCGGCATGGTCTACCGGGTGAGCACCAACCGCGACCCATTGCGCCTGCGCTCAGGCACAGGTACAAAGTATAAAATCCTGGGTCGTTACAAGAAGGGCACACAGGTTATCGTACTGGCGCAAACCACCTCCAGTTGGTATGAAGTCACTTGCCCGGATGGGAAGCATGGGTACATGTCCGCCAGCTATCTGACCTATGTCAAGACGCTGCCCGCCCCGACACAGGCTGCCGTGGAGGTTGTGGAAGCCCGACAATTACGCGATCAGCCCTTCCGTATCTACCGCGTTGTACCGGAACTCGACAAGGTGACTGTCTATGCCCGACATGTCTTTTATGACCTGCTGGACAACATGATCCGGAAGCTGGAACCGGCCAGTACGGATACCGGCGCGGCGGTGATCCAGAGCCTGTCGGCAGGCTGCCTGTCCGAGCATGATTTCACCTTCTACTCCGACCTGACATCTACTGCCGAAGAAGTGTCTCTCGAGAACAAGAATCCCGTAGACTGTCTGCTGGGCAGCGACGGCATCATCGAGAAGTATGGCGGGGAGCTGCAGCGGGACTGGTTCGACGCCTTCGTCGTGGAGCGCGTGGGCAGCGATACTAACATCCAGATCCGGCAAGGAAAGAACCTGACCGGCATCAAGTATGACGTGGACATGACCGACGTCGTAACGCGCATCATGCCCACCGGCGAGGACAAGGACGGGAAGGTGCTGTATCTCCCGGAGGTCTACATCGACAGCCCGCACCTCGCCGATTTTCCAGCACCAAAGTGGATTCACCTCGCGGTGTCCGACTGCAAGGAGGTCACCAAGGGGAACAAGAAGAAGACGAAGGCCAAGTGCTATACGCAGATGCGTGAGGCAGCACAGGCCGAGTTCGACAAGGGCTGCGACCTGCCCACCGTCACCCTGACCGTGGAGTTCATCGACGTCACCCAGACGGAGGAGTACAGGCAGTACAGCTTCCTGCAGAGCATCTTCCTGGGGGATGCCGTGCGTGTGATCGCAAAACGCGTCGGCGTGGAAGTGTCCATGCGAATGACAGCCTACACCTACAACTGCCTGACTCGGCAATATGAGAAGATGACGCTGGGCTCCGTGGCGGACACGGTGGGTGCCAGCCTGATCTCTGCCCGGCAGTTGCCTTCGGGTGTCATCTCCGGCAGCAAGCTGGCGCTCGGCTCCGTGGGCATCGGGCAACTTCAGGAAGGGTCTGTGGGCGAGTTGCAGATCCAGGAAGCGGCCATCGGGAACGCCCATATCCAGAACGCAGCCATCGGCGCGGCGAACATCCAGACGGCGGCGATTGAGTTCGCGCACATTGCCGCGGCGACAATCAACAGTCTGAATGCCGGGGCGATAGAGGCAGGCACAGCGAAGATCGCGTCGCTCACAGCCTCTGACATTCAGACCGACACCCTCGCGGCGGCGCTGGCGGCGTTTACCGTCATCACATGCGGCACGGCATCCTTTGACGCGGCGACCATCCGGCATCTGGTGACCAACTCCATGAACCTGGAATACGGTGCTGCCGGTGAGGTGTTCATCCGGAACCTGGCTGTGGAGTATGCGCAGATGGTCAGGGCCTCCATCGGGAACCTGTGCATCAAGGCCAGTAACGGCAATTACTACAGCATCGACGTGGACAGCAGCGGCAATGTCACAGCCACGCGAGCGACGGTCACCAGCGAAGAGATCGCTGCCGGAGAGACAGACGCCGGGCGTATCATACTGGAGACCTCCATCACAACGGCGCAGCTGAACACCTCCGACTTGCTGGCAACCTTTGCGCTCATCAACCGCATAGATGCCGCCCGGATCGACGTGGACCAGCTGTTTGCGCGGCAGGCGTTCATCGATCAGATCAATACGTCCGTCATCCAAGGCAATCAGTACATTGAATTGACAGTCAGCGACATGGTGGATGACGCTGTAGGAGAGATCAGCGCGTCCGTGTCGCAGGTACAGTCCACCGCTGAGGCTGCCCAATCCGCTGCTTCTTCCGCGCAGTCGGCGGCTTCTTCTGCGCAGTCCGCCGCTTCATCCGCTCAATCTACCGCTGCATCTGCCCAGTCCGCGGCATCGTCCGCTCAGGCTGCGGTGGCACAGGCACAGGCTGCGGCGCAGCAGGCACTCTCCAGCACGGAGGTGATCGTGGGCACACAAACGGCTTCCACCAGCGCGTGGACGGGGCAGGCTTCCTTCAATACGCTCACGGATGGCCAGGTGATCCTGTACTGGCTGCCGTATGCAGCCACGAGTCTTTCGGTCACGCTGAACCTGACGCTTCCTGACGGGAGTACGACAGGCCCGATAGACGTTTACATCGATGGCTCCACCCGGTGCTCGACCCATATCTCGGCGGGAAACATGGTGCAGATGGTCTATCGTGAGGATGTGCCTGTCAGCATCCTTTCCTGCACGGGCTGGTGGATCACACGAGCGCGCAACGACAACACCTACGACCGTGTTCGCTTCAACAATGTCATCAAGGCCAAGAGCGCCGTTTTATCCGGGCGGCTCATCGTTGGAGACAACAGCGGGTATTTCCATCTGGCAGAAAGTATTGCTTTCAATGTCAACCTGCCCATCCTGTACACGCAGTCCTCAATCGCTGCGAACGCAACCGGCAGCAATAACTACCTGAGCTTCCCCGGCTGCACGTTGCGCAACAACGCAGGCAGCAGCTGGACGGGAACTCAGTACACCACGGTGTATATCGCAGGGACGCTCAATGGGAACACCTTCACGGTGGCGAGCAGCAACTGGCTGACCACAGCGCCCTCCAACACGAGCCTGACCTATATCTCCCTTGGATATATGTACTCGACGTATCAGATGTACCTGTATCCCGAACATCCCATGTTCCGCATCGTGAACGGCGTGCTGACGGCGATCAGCCAGCTGGCCTATGACGCCCACATCGAAGCCCAGGGAGCGCAGGACACAGCGGACGAAGCCCTGGACGCGGCGCAGAAGGCGACCTCGAACACCGAG